AAGGGGAAGGCCAACGGTTGGCGATCCCTTCGGTTGTTGGTTGGTTGGGGTCAGCAATTGGGGAAGATTAGTTAAGGAATATCCGCCGTCTTAGTAGTAGTCAGCCTATTCCCTTCTAATACCCCAACAACTGCCACCAACTGCTGACCAATCGCTACCAATCAAGCCTCACCGCCCGCCAAACCGACCCCCCTATGCTTAATCCGAAATGTGCACGGGGTATATACCCACAATAAAAATATTTGCTAAAGTGAAGCTGGCAGTTGTATAGCCCGATATGTCCGTTTTGCCCTAGTTTAGTTGTGAGTTGCACCACATTTATAAAGATTTTTTACTAGAAAACGGGAAATGGAGTTAATTTCCCGCCTTATATATAGTAGGGGAGTAAAACGAACCGCTTTAAGTTTTACGACCACATCGCTTCGGTAAACCTTCGCGATGCCCCCTAAGGGCGAGTGAAGGTTTTACCCCTCAGTCGCTGTAGCTCCTTCGGGAGTTACCAGCAAACATACGCAAAGCGGCAGGTGTAGTGTAATATTATCTCCAGTATAATATTCTCTGCCCAGTAATAAATTAAAAGATTTCAATTACGGGACTTATCCACAGGTTTATCCACATAAGGAGTTTATGGCTGAGAACTCAGCAGATATCGCCAAGCGAATCATCTTAAACTCTGTAGCTGAGTCTATGACTATAGAGCAGGCTTGTGCCTCCGCCGGTAAATCTATTAAGACTTATGAGTACTACCGCAGGACAGACAAGATATTTGCAGACAAGGTAGATAGAACCCGTCTTGGTCTAAGGGACAAGAACTATGCACTAGGTGATATAAATGAGATGACCTTTGCCCAGTTTAGGGATCGCTTCTTACATAATAAGACCTTCCCCCATCAACAAAATTTAGTAGATATGATTGAGGTTGGTAAACCTTCTTGGTTACACCCCTCTATGAAGTATGAAAAAGGATTAGCTAATAACCGCATACTTCTAAACATTCCACCCAACCACGCCAAGTCAATGACTATTACAATTGACTACGTCACCTGGCAGGTCTGTAAGAACCCCAACTTTAGAGTACTTATAGTTTCCCAGACCCAACGCCTAGCGGCAGACTTTTTATACGCTATAAAGCAAAGACTTACCCATCCGCAGTATGAGGCCCTACAGTCAGCTTACGCTGCCGGTATCGGCTTTAAATCTAAGAGCGCCTCCTGGCAAGCAACTCGCGTTACCTTTGGTGATGAATTGCGTGAATCCGGTGAGAAGGATCCCAATATAGAAGCAGTTGGTATTGGCGGTCAGATCTACGGTAAAAGAGCAGATATGATTATAGTAGACGATGCTGTAACTCTATCCAATGCTAATGACTTTGAACGACAGATCAAGTGGTTAACCCAAGATGTTAGATCTCGTCTTAACCCTACTGGCAAGTTAATCATTATTGGTACCCGTGTGGCATCAGTTGATCTATACAAAGAACTACGCAACAACGATAGATATCCTGGTGGCCTAGTACCTTGGTCCTACCTAGCAATGCCAGCTCTACTTACAGTAGATGATGATCCCGATAAGTGGGAAACCTTATGGCCTGCCTCTGATCAACCATTTGATGGTCAGAAGGAAGAAGAGAAGGATCCAGTAACTCATCTTTATCCAAGATGGAATGGGCGTAACCTATATAACGAACGTCAGTCTATGGATGCTTCAACCTGGGCTTTGATTTATCAGCAACAAGACATATCAGATGATGCGGCCTTTGACCCAGTCTGTGTTCGTGGATCTATAGATGGTATGCGTAAGTCAGGCAGATTAACCGCAGGTCATCCTGGACACCCAAGAGATTTAAATGGCTTTACCTATATCTGTGGACTAGATCCTGCAATGATAGGTGATACCGCAGCAGTCTGTTACGCAATTGATAGAGCTACTAACAAACGCTATATCGTAGATGCTATTAAGATTACTAGACCTAGCCCTGCTGCTATTAGAAATTTAATATTTGACTGGACATCCTTGTATGGTCCCAGTGAATGGATAGTAGAGAAAAACGCATTTCAGTCTTTCTTAACACAAGATGAAGGTATCAAGATGCACTTAGCATCTAAAGGTGTACAGTTTAAAGAACACCATACTGGTAATAATAAATGGGATGCAGGTTTCGGTGTTGCATCTATGGCTACCTTATTTGGTACTAAGCAGTTTGATAATAAACACCATAGAGATAACCTAATACATTTACCTTCAGATCAAACTGAAAACATTAAGGCTCTAATAGAGCAGTTAATTACTTGGTCTCCTACGACTAAGGGTAAGACAGATATGGTAATGGCTCTTTGGTTCTGTGAGATCAGAGCAAGAGAGATGCTCAACTATGGTAAGTACCAGACACACCATCTTAAAAATCCATTCCTATCAAAGTATGAACAGGGCAAGAGAACAGTCGTTAATCTAGACGAACTATTTGCTGAGAAGGAACGCACGTTTATTTAAGGAGTAATATTGTTATCAACTAAAGAGGTAGTCTCAAAGATAGATCGGTTGAAGAACCGCTATGCAGCCAGAGACCAGCGTATGCGCGATGTTCTTTCCGTGCGCCAAGGTGATATATCAAAAGTATATCCAGCTATGTTCTCAGAAGATTACCCAAAGCCTTTAGTTGCAAACTTTGTAGATGTAGCTGCCCGTGACCTAGCAGAGGTAATGGCACCACTGCCATCCTTTAACTGTGCAGCAACCAATATGGTATCTGATACCCAACGCCGTGCTGCTGATACTAGAACTCGTATTGCAAACTACTACATCTCATCATCTGATCTACAGATCCAGATGTATACCGGTGCTGATTACTTTAATACCTACGGTCTATTGCCAGCAATGATTGAAATGGATTATGAGACAAACAATCCTCGTATCCGTTTACTAAATCCTTTTGGTGTATACCCTGAGGTAGACCGCTTTGGTCGTTGCCTATCTATATCACAGATCATTGCATCCGATGCTGAAACTATCGCATCCCAGTATCCTGAGTTCTACGATAAGATCATTGGTAGAAACGTTTATTCTTACGCTTCCCCTTATCTATCTATTGTTAGATACCACGATAAAGATCAAGACTTAATTTTTATACCAGAGCGTGACAACTTAGTTCTATCTAATACACCTAACCCAGTCGGTAAGTGTTTAGCAAGAGTTGCACTTCGTTCATCTTTAGATGGTGAAGCTCGTGGACAATTTGATGATGTTCTTTCCGTTCAACTTGCCCGTGCTCGCTTTGCAGTATTGCAAATCCAAGCAGCAGAGAAATCTATTCAAGCACCTATTGCTATTCCACAAGATGTACAGGAGTTAGCACTAGGACCAGATGCGATTATGCGTTCTGCTAATCCACAAGGTATCCGTAGAGTTCCTCTAGAACTACCAGCAGGAGTATTTACAGAGTCTGGGGTCCTTGAGCGTGAGTTAAGATTAGGTTCTCGCTACCCTGAATCTCGTTCAGGTAATATTGATGCCTCTATTGTTACAGGTCGCGGAGTTCAAGCATTACAAGCTGGCTTTGATACACAAGTTAAAGCAGCACAAGCGCAGTTTGCTAGATTATTCCAGGAGTTAACATCACTTTGCTTTGAAGTAGATGAGGTTGTCTTTGGTAATATGACCAAGACTATCAAGGGAACCGATGACGGTACACCTTATACAATGAAGTACACACCATCTCGTGATATTAAAGGCGAGTATGGCGTAGATGTACGTTACGGCATTATGTCCGGTATGGATCCTAACCGTGCCATCATTGCATTACTACAAATGCGTAGCGATAAGTTAGTATCCCGTGATTATGTCCGCCGAGAAATACCAATGGAGTTAAATGTTACGCAAGAAGAGCAAAGAGTTGACATTGAAGAAATGCGTGATTCTCTTCGCGTTGCTGTTGCTCAGTATGCACAAACTATTCCCGCACTTGCTGCCCAAGGTCAAGACCCATCTCAAGTCATTACAAGAATTGCTGAAGTAATCCAAGGCAGACAAAAAGGTTTCCAACTAGAAAACATTATAGAAAAAGCATTTGCACCAGAACCACAGCCAGTAGCACCAGCAGCAC